CGTTGCTGGTCTCGACGTGTTGGGTATGAAGTACGAAGAGCGTACCGCGCCTTGGGAAAACTCTTGTGGTGTGTATAGCAACATTTTGGCGGAAGCGGCTATCCGGTTCCAAGCTGAAGCGATGAGTGAGACGTTCCCTGCCGCCGGTCCTGTTAAGACAAAAATTCTTGGGGAGATGACCCAAGAGAAAGAAGATGCAGCGCTGCGTGTTAAGACGGATATGAATTACGAGCTGACTGAAGTTATGGTAGAATACCGCCCCGAACATGAGAGGCTGTTGTATAGCCTTGGTTTGGCCGGTTCCGCCTTCAAAAAGGTCTATTTTGACCCCAATATGGGGCGTCAGACGGCCTTATATATCCCTGCTGAAGACGTAATTGTACCCTACGGTGCCTCTAATATTGAGTCCGCAGAGCGTGTTACGCACGTCATGCGCAAGACTAAGAACGAACTTATTAAGTTACAAGCGGCTGGTTTCTACAGAGAAGTAGAACTGGGCGATCCAGTATCTTTCTTTACGGATATAGAAGAAGCGAAAGCAGAGCAATCTGGCGTATCGTTAACTTCAGATGATCGTTACACCGTACTTGAGGTCCATGCTGACCTGATTATTGACGGTGTAGACGGTGAGGGTGAAGACGACGACCTCCAGATCGCAAAGCCTTATGTAGTAACATTCGAGAGAGGTACGGGCGAGGTACTGGCAATACGCCGTAACTGGAACCCTGACGACCCTTTGACACTAAAACGTCAACATTTCGTACATTATGCCTATGTACCCGGATTTGGATTTTATGGACTTGGACTTATTCACATCATCGGTGGCTACGCTCGCGCTGGCACTAGCATTATCCGTCAGCTCGTGGACGCTGGAACCTTATCCAATCTCCCCGGTGGTCTCAAGTCTCGCGGACTACGAGTTAAGGGCGACGACACACCAATTGGTCCCGGCGAGTTCCGTGATGTAGACGTACCCTCTGGCAGCATCCGCGACAACATTATGCCGCTGCCTTATAAAGAACCTAGCCAAACCCTTCTTGCGTTATTGCAGCAGATCACCGAAGAAGGCCGACGTTTGGGGGCGATCTCTGACATGAACATATCCGACATGAGTGCTAATGCTCCTGTTGGAACTACCCTCGCTCTACTAGAGCGTACTCTTAAGCCAATGGCTGCGGTGCAATCCCGTGTCCATTTCTCGATGAAGCAGGAATTTAAACTCCTAAGAAAGATCATCGCTGAGTATGCCCCCGAAGAGTATATGTATGTGCCTGACCGTGGCGAGCCTCGTGCTAGACAAGCCGACTACGCTATGGTGGAAGTAATTCCTGTCAGTGATCCTAATAGCAGCACGATGGCACAGAGAGTTGTGCAGTACCAAACCGTGTTGCAAATGGCACAGGCCACCCCACAAATCTACGACCTTCCGCAGCTTCATCGCCAGATGGTCGAGGTCTTGGGTATCAAGAACGCCGACAAGCTTGTCCCTCTTAAGGACGACCTCAAACCCGCCGATCCTGTTAGCGAGAATATGGCTTCTTTGGTTGGTAAGCCTATGAAAGCGTTTATTTACCAAAACCATCAGGCGCATATCGCTACTCACCAAGCGTTTATGCAAGACCCCTCGATAGCGGCTTTTATTGGACAGAACCCAGCAGCGCAACAAATCATGGGCGCTCTCAGTGCTCATATAGCTGAGCACGTAGCCTTCCAATACCGCCAAGAGATGGAACAGAAACTTGGCGTGCCTCTACCCGCTCCTGATACAGAGATGTCAGAAGAGACAGAGGTCCAGTTGGCTGGATTACTAGCGCAAGCCGGTACACAGCTAACCCAAGAGAAGCAACAACAGGCGGCGCAGCAACAAGCTCAGCAACAGCAGCAAGACCCCCTTATCCAGATGCAACAACAAGAGTTGGAAATAAAAGCCGCAGAACAACAGCGTAAAGCAGCTAAAGATCAATCGGATGCCGCAGAAGCCGCAGCTAGACTACAGTTGGATGCAAAGAAAGCTGAAACAAGCGCGAGTCTTGAAGCCATTCGTATAGCCTCTCAAACAGACCAAGCCCAAGCTAGGAATGATCTGGATGAAGCGAAGGCGATAATGGACTTAGCAAAAGCTCAACAACCAAGAGGACCCCAAGGTGGCTAAAAAGTCAGGAATGAGTTCTTCAGAAGCCGTGCAGCTAAACAAAGGTGTCAAAGGCACCAGCATTGGCAACGGGGTTTTTAAGATAGGCTCACTAAATAAACACAAGCGACGAAACTTCAAAGCTTATCGCGGACAGGGGAAATAAATTTGGAATCTCCTAAAGTATCTATTTTGTTACTTTCTTATAACCGAGCCAAGCTAATAAAGCGCGCAATAGCTAGTGTGCTAAAGCAGAGTTATAAAAATTGGGAACTGGTTATACAAGACGACTGCTCTACTGATGGCTCTTTTGAAGTTGTTACAGAGCTAGCCAAACTTGATGAGCGCATAAAAATTTATAGAAACGAAGAAAATTTAGGTATTCCCAGAAATAGAAAGGCGGCGTACGAGAATAGCACTGGGGAACTTATAGGGCATTTAGACAATGATGATTTTTTATACGTAAATGCTCTTGAGTACATGGTAAACGCTTTTATAAAGTACCCAGAAATAGGGTTAGCCTATAGTGACCAGTCTTTTATTGATGATAAAGGACAACCTATGGAATACGTAGCGAATAAGGACTATGGGGAGCCGTTAACTAGCTATGGGTGGAGGCACCTAGGGGTTTATAGACGGACCGCCTACGAAGCTACAGACGGGTACAATACGACCCTGAACCAACCTTGTGAAGATGGGGATTTGTTCATGCAAATAGCTGAAAAGTTTCCTTTTCGTCGTGTGCCCCACGTTTTGTATGGTTTTAACAATGTAGGCGACCATGCGGGGTTTGGAGTCCCAGAATGCCAACATTGCCTTGAACGGGCGAAGTGTAACTTTATACGGGTATGGGCCGCTGCTGTAGTGCCGCCTAGAGACGTTATTACATGGAAAGAAATTACTTAAGAGTATCTACAACCACAGGACATAATTAATGGCTACAACCGTCTTTGACGTGCTGAACGAAAAATTAACAGAGCTTAAAAGCTCTAGCGAAGAATTCTTACACGCTGGTGGGGCAACAGACTACGCAGGGTATAAGGAAGTGTGTGGCGTGATTCGAGGGCTAGACGCCGCATTACGAGAAATAAACGACCTCTCGCGTAACTATATGGAAGATGACGATGGCTGAAACAATAACAGTAAGTGGAGTGGGGGCTGACGCTTCTGTCTCTCCAACTATGACTGCACTAGAGTTAAAAAGAAAAGAACGTATAGAAGTAGAAGCAGTACAAGAAGCAGAGTTAGAGGACCAAATACCTAAGCCCGTTGGTTATCGAGTGCTAATTGCTTTACCCAATGTGGATGAAACTTTTGGAGAAAGTGGCCTTATTAAAGCTGAATCTACTCGGAGGGAGGAATATATTCTTTCTACTATAGGGTTAGTTTTAGATATGGGTGAGGAAGCCTATAGCGATAAGGAGCGTTTTCCTAGTGGGCCTTGGTGTAAGAAAGGAGATTACGTAATGTTCCGTGCCAATACTGGCACGCGGTTTAAATTTAACGGCCAAGAGTATCGTTTGATGAATGACGATTCTATCGAAGCTGTCGTTGACGATCCGCGAGGCATCTCTCGCGCATAAGGAATAGATCATGCCTAGACAAAATGTAGAGTTTGAATTTCCCGATCCGGATAAAGACGAAGGCGCTCATGAAGTTGAAGTAGACCTTGCTGAAGCTGAAGCAGCTCTTGAAGTTGAAGGGGCTGTAGGGCGAGAAGAAATAAAGTCCGCTAAAAAGACTGTTAAAGCGGGTGAAGTAGAGATTGAGATAGAAGACGATACCCCTCCAGAAGACAGGGGTAAGGAACCTACTCCTCCTGAAGACATATCTGAGGACGAGTTGTCTGATTACGGTAAAAAAGTTCGCAAGCGCTTAAAAGCTATATCTAAGACGTACCACGATGAAAGAAGGGCAAAAGAAACAATTCAACGTGAACGTGAGGCTCTTGAAACTTATGCAAAACAATTAGTCGAGGAAAACAAAAAGCTTAAGGGTACGGTCGATCAGAACCATAACACCCTTATTACCTCGGCTAAAAAACAAGTACTTGGGGAGTTAGAAACAGCTAAAAGACAATATCGAGAAGCCCATGATCTAGGGGATTCGGACGCTATTTTAGAAGCTCAGACGGCGTTAAATACGGCTCAAATTCGTATGGAACGCGTTAACTCCTTGAAACCTAAAGAAACTAATAGTTTACAACCTCAAGAAACTGCTGTACAACCGCAAGTAAGCGCTCCTCCTGTAGAAGTACAAAAGGATGAGCAAGCTGAAACATGGCGTGATAACAACCCGTGGTTCGGTTCAGATGATGAAATGACAGCTTTTGCGTTAGGGCTGCACAATAAACTAACGAAAGACGGGGTTGATCCCCGCTCAGAAGACTACTACGAGAAAATTAACTCTCGTATGCGCCAAGTCTTTCCAGATCAATTTGATTTGGAAGATGCGGAAACCGGGGTAACCCCGAGGCAAAGAGCTAGTAATGTGGTCGCACCCGCTTCGCGGAGCACAGGGCCTAAGAAAATTACGCTAACGCAATCACAAGTAGCTATTGCAAAAAAACTCGGAGTACCACTGGAAACTTACGCCAAACAGGCTGCTGAATTAATGAGGAAACAATAATGTCTAAGCACAGACTAGATAGAGAGCTTGAAACTCGTGAAAGAACAACCCAAAAGAAGGCGTGGGTAAGGCCAACAGTGTTGCCAGACCCCATTGCCCAAGACGGTTATAAGTTTCACTGGGTTCGCGTAAGCACTATGGGTCAACCTGATTCGACTAATGTGTCCTCAAAACTACGTGAAGGATGGGAGCCAGTACGCGCAGAAGACCACCCCGAGATATTTAGTGACGCCGTTTCTGACGTGCGTTTCAAAGATAATGTCATCGTTGGTGGACTAATGCTGTGTAAGGCCCCATTAGAACTTGTTGCAGAGCGTACTGAGTACTATGACAATATGGCTCAGTCTCAGATGCGTTCAGTAGACAATAACCTGATGCGCGAAAATGATCCTCGAATGCCCCTGTTTAACGACAGGAAATCGAAGGTTACTTTCGGCAGCGGAAATTAATCTTTAGGAGTTATATACAATGGCTTATCCAACAGTCAGTGCTCCCTACGGCTTTCAAGCAATTAACCGTGTAGACGGTATGCCTTATGCAGGTCAGACTCGCCTTGTTCCTATAGCGAGCACCTACAATACGGCTATCTTCGCAGGTGATTTGGTTAAAATCGTAGCGGCAGGCACAATCGAGAAGTTTACTGGCACTACTACTGGCTCCCCTGTGGGTGTCTGTGTAGGTGTTCAGTACGTCAATTCATTGAGCCAGTTCACCCCGGCTCAGTACTACCCCGGCACTAGCGTTACTGACGCTTACGCTATCGTAGTTGACGATCCACTAGCAGCGTTTAAAGTTGCTGTAACTAATGCGGGCAGTGCTATGTCCTCGGCGGCTCGTGCTGCTGTAGGCGCTAACATGTCTGTCTTAGTGGGTACAGGCGACACAGCTACTGGCAACTCTGGTGCATCAGTACTAGCGGGTTCAGAAGCTGCAACAGCGGGTCTGGTTGTGCGAGTTATCGACACAGTAGACGAAACTAAAACTGCTGCTGATACTTTTGTGGAGCTGATCGTCAAGATCAACCTGCACCAGTACAACAACACAACTGGCGTATAAGGAGACTAGCAGATGGCTATTTCAAGAGCGCAACTCCTTAAGGAGCTACTACCGGGTCTAAACGCCCTATTCGGCCTCGAATACGCTAAGTATGGTGATGAGGCTGCTGAAATCTTCGAGACTGAATCTTCGGATCGTTCTTTCGAGGAAGAAACTAAGTTGTCTGGTTTCAGTGCCGCGCCTGTTAAAGGTGAAGGTTCTGCAATCGAGTATGACAATGCGCAAGAAGCGTGGACTGCTCGTTACACTCACGAGACCGTCGCAATGGGCTTCTCGCTCACTGAAGAAGCAATCGAAGATAACCTCTACGATTCACTCTCTTCACGTTATACAAAGGCACTTGCCCGCGCTATGGCGTACACTAAGCAAGTTAAGGGTGCTAGCATCCTAAACAACGCATTCGCTGCTGGTACTACGTACGGTGATGGACAGACTCTCTGTTCAACTGCTCACCCTCTCGTATCTGGTGGTGTAAACTCAAACCGTCCTGCTGTTGCTGCTGACCTTAACGAGGCTTCACTCGAAGCTGCTGTTATTCAGATTGCTGGCTGGACTGATGAGCGCGGCCTGCTTATTGCTGCTAAGCCTAAGACTCTTGTTATCCCACCGGCACTGCAATTCGTTGCTACTCGCTTGTTGGATACTGATCTTCGTGTTGGCACAGCGGATAACGACATCAACGCACTGAACAACAATGGTTCAATCCCCGGTGGTTATAAAGTTAACAACTACCTGACTGATACCAATGCTTGGTTCTTGATGACTGACATCCCCAACGGCCTGAAGCACTTCGTCCGCTCACCTATGAGCACTAGCATGGACGCAGACTTTGACACAGGTAACAGCCGATATAAGGCTCGTGAGCGATACAGCTTCGGCGTATCTGACCCACTGGGTATCTTCGGTTCACCGGGCGCTTAATAAGCAAATGGTGTTAAGATTGGGGGCTTCGGCCCCCTTTCTTTTGTGTAAAGGTAGTACCTATGCCTAGAGAACTTAAAGTAAAGAAAGAGTCGCAAGGCTCCCGAATGTGCACTTCGTGCAACAAAGTTAAGCTGCTGTCCCAATTTGAGACCTTTAAAGCGGGGCAAGTACGGGGGATATGCCAGCAGTGCGTTACCCTACAAAGGGCAAGAAAGACCTCTGCTACCCCTGAGTCGTACCTTCGGGTACTAAATGTCCAATTAAAATCTCAGCGGCTCAAACAAGACATCGAGTACGGGATAACTACGGAAGACGTTATTGACATGTGGGAAATGCAGGGGGGCAAGTGTGCCCTATCTGGCATGCTCATGACCCACCAAAGAGACGGCACCTACGGTGATAGAAAGAAAAAAGAGTTCAACGCCTCGATAGACCGTATAAACCCCCAAGGCCCTTACGTACGGGAAAACGTACAGCTAGTCGCTGCTAGGGTAAATACCATGAAACACACCCTTGGCGAAGATATGTTCATGTGGTGGGTAAAGAACATTTACGAGACCCGAATTAAGTGATATGTTGAAGTTGCAGTATCCCTTGAGAAGTTTGCCCGTCCTTACAGACGGGCTTTTTATTTGTGCATTAGCTAAATAAGTGGTATATACTAAGAGAAATCCGGAACTAACCGGTGTATCTGACAGCTTCCGGCTGACGACATGCAGACAGATACGCCCCATAACTCGCATGTGAGGTTTCAAAATGGCTACAACTACCTTTTCAGGTCCCGTCGTTTCTACAAATGGTTTTGACTTTCCTATTGTAACTACGGCTAATCTCCCCGCTTTTGCTTCTGTTTCCGCTGGTACGGTGTACATCGTCAGCGATAATGGCGTAGGCAATAACGAGTTTTGTCTAGTAATTAACACAGGCGCTGCTTGGGTTACTGCTACGGGCGCTGCTCTTACATAAGGAGCTAACTCATGGCTGATACAGTATCGACTCAAATAATCCAAGATGGCAGCAAGCAGGCGATCATTAAGGTTACTGCGGTTGTAGGAAATACCGACGTAG